CCAGTGGCCAAAATTGATCCAATTGCTGGGTCCAGTCCACAGGATACTGGTGGCGGTGGAGGCAGCACATCACCCAAGATGGCAATCAATACTGCAAAATAATGAACAACACAAAAAAAATAATTCGGATTTTGTCTTCACAAGTCAAATCGAGTGGTGTTACACTACCGAAAACTGATGACAAAACCCATACAATATTACAAGATAATAATCAATCCATACACAATGGGGTAGTCAATGAAAAATTTGAGTCTAATTTGCGAGGCCAAAGTCAGCCTAAAAAAAGAGGCAGACCAAAAAGCAAATCCTAGTGGAAAAATTTCTGCACGAGTCACGACCTGGGGAGCCAGAGAAGGTGAAGACGGCAGAAAATTCAATTATCAGCCAGATGGATTCATGGAATGGGCCAATGAGTTTGCCAAATCTGGCAATCCATTGCCAATGTTTTTGAATCACAACGACATGGGAATGCCAGTCGGTGAATGGAATGAATTCCAATTTGATGATGATGGCATGACGGCTGAAGGCAAATTGTTTCTCAGCACAGTCGGTGGCTCTGATCTCTACAATGTTTTAAAAGAATCTCCCAGCTTATTTGGTGGCGTTTCAGTCGGTGCATATGCCGATGAGGCCCAAATGGTTGATGCTGATGGCAATCCATGTGATGACGATGATGAAGAATCATATTTTCAAATCACCAAAGGTGGATTGCGTGAAGTATCAGTGGTGATGTACCCAAACAATCCCAAAGCTGAAGTGATGAATTTGGAATATTTTGATGGCAATGGCCATGCAAATCCAAGAGTGATCGAGAAAGCACTGCGTGATGCTGGGCTTTCAAGAAAAGATGCGACCACTGCATCTTCAATTCTGAAGAAAATACTCGAGAAACGTGATGTTTCTGAGGAAGTCATTCAGGAAACCCCAAAACCGAGCGAATCGGATGCGGTGGTCAACGAGGCCGATTCAATTCTGAAAGCCCTAGAGGAAAGAGAATTGTTGAAAGCACTTTCAAAGCGTCTTAAATAAGGAAATCATTATGTCAGTCGAAAAAATTCTGGAAAAAGTCGATGCCATTGAAGCATCAAATGTTGCAAAAATCGAGGAAGTAAAAGCCGAGACTCTTGCAAAAGTTGAGGAAATTTCTGTTGCAACCACAGAGAAATTGGCAGCTATTGAAGCCAAATTGTCTGAAATCAACACTGCCCCATCCATCATTAAGCCATCCAAAACCATCAAGGGCGATGTCAATAAAATGGTGCGTGAGCAATTGTCCAAGTTTGTCAAAAAAGGCAAAATGGAAAAAGAAATCAAGTTGTTTGAGTCTGATGATCAGTATCAAGCATATTTGATGGAAAGTTCATCTTTGACAGGTGGCGGTTACAACGTTGGTGGACGTACTGCTTATGATCCAGTATTCCACACATTGCGTTTGATTAACCCCATGCGTGGTTTGTCTCGCAACGTGACAACTGAAGGCTCCACCTATCAGTTCAGAGCTAAAGTTGGAAATGCTGGTGCAACATGGGGCTATTCCATTCAAAACAATGGTTCAGCAACAACTGAAAACACCAACATTTGGCAATTGGTATTGCAAGATTTGAACGTGCAATTCCCTATCCGTACTGCTGCACTCGATGACATCGATGGTTTAGAAGCCAACGTTGTTGATGATATGTTGATGGAATTCAGCCAGGTTGAGGGTCAATCAATGATCCAAAATAACGACCAAACTGACACTCCCAATACATATGGTGGTACACAAGGTTTGCGTGGTTTGAATCAATATGCAAACAATGGCGCAGCTGGCACATACACTGGTGGAGCAATCACAACTGCTGCATTCGGTTCATCAGGCATTTCCACTAGCAATGGCTTGAACAGTTTGGCAGTTTATGATCAGTTGACTACCAACGGCAACACTGTTGGTGCAGCCAATGTGACATATACCGATGTGATCAACTTCATTTATTCATTGCCACAACAATACTGGACACCAACTGCTAAGTTTTTGGTGAATCCTTTCATGTTGGGACAAATCAGAGGTTTGAAAGATTCCAACGGCACACCAATTTTCGAGCGTATGCATCCCTTGGACAATGGCCCTGGCACTGGTATTGTTGGTACATTGCTTGGCTTTGATGTTGTGGTTAACAAGTATCTTGATAATCCCTCACAAACAACCACTGCATCAGCTGGTACATTGAACAAGTTCCCAATGTATTTTGGAGATTTCCAACGCGGCCATACAATCGTAGACAGGTTGAACATGGTTCTACGCAGATACGATCAGACATTGCCAGGCTATATCACATTCTTCGGTGAGAAGCGTTTGGCTGCATCCAATGTCGATCCACTCTCGATCATTGCTTATCGCTCAACTGCTACTGCAGCAAACTAAAAGAGTGGGGGCATTTGCCCCCACCTTTTTTTCATTTTATTTTTTTGGATTTATTTATGAGCACAAACATCATTCTTGAGGCCATTCAAAAATCACTGAACAAGCAAAAGCGTGTGACAGTTAATTTGAAAGAGGCATCAGCACTCACTGGCTCAGGCTCTGGTGTCGGTGGTCGAGTTATTTATGACGATGCATTTGCTGCATTGCGTTTGTATAACCCTTTGAGAGCAGCTGGTGCAAGGGAAATCAAATCGATCGGATCAGATGAGGCTTTTGTGGTCAAGACTGGTAATGTTACCAATCCCACAAACCCATGGGGCTACACATTCACACCCAATGTGGGCACACCAAACGAGGCAATTTCTTTTTGGCAATTGCCAATGAGAGCCATTGCAGCTCAAGTCCCAGTGCGTACTGCGGTTTTGAGTGATGTAAATGCATTAAATGAAACAATCATTGAAGACGTTATGCTTGAGTTTTCTCAGCAAGAGTCACTTTCAATGATGCTGAACAATGACCAGTCTGGAACAACCACCACCACTTATGGTGGCACATTGGGATTGCGTGGCTTGAATAGTTACACCAGCGGATCAACTGCAGCATTTGGAACAAATGGTTCAGCCATCACAAATGGAATTCACACAGTATTGACAGTGACTGCAACAACTGGCGGTGCTATTGCTTACAACGACATTGCTGCATTGAATGCTGCATTGCCCCCCCAATACTACAATGACCCCACTTGCGCATGGATGATGCATCCCAGCACAATTGATTATTTGAGGACTTTGAGAGATTCATCAGGTATGCCATTATTCTTGGAAATTGGTGACAAAGATGGATATTCAATTGGCAATATCTTTGGCCATCCAGTAATTCCCAATACATACATGGATGAAATTGGTTCAGGCAACCTGCCAGTTTATTTGGCAGCTTGGGGCAGATTTATGACCATTGTAGACAATGAAGAAATGTCATTCCAGTGGTTTGAGCAAACTGCACCAGGCTTTTTGACACTCTTTGCTGAAAAGCGTGTTTGCAGCACAATTCGAGATGTATTTGGTGGCGTGAGACTTTCAACTTAAAGGCTCAAAATGGCTCTGGACAGTTACACCAATGGCCCATTTTTGGGCACAAATAGAAATCCATTTTCTTATGAAAAAGTGGAGCAGATTGATCGAGATGTTTCAACTCCATGGTTGACTCTCGATCAGATCACCAATCAGTTGAATTTGTTTGGTGATGAATCTCAGGATTCCTATTTGCAAGGGCTAGAGCTGGCCACCAGAATGGCGGTTGAGGACTTTTTGGGGATGAGCATATTCCCCACGCAGTATCGTGTTTATTATGGCGCATACAATGGGGAAAGCGGTACTCAGGCATCATTGGACTTGCCAGAAGTAAGCCAGGCCACTCAATATGGCGCTGGAGTTGTGATCAATCAAGTTGGATACTGGGACTCGAGCACACCACCAGTTTTTACAATTGTTGATCCCACCACTTATTTTTACGATCCAACTGGCAACAAAGTCATTTGCAACAGTATTCCAAGTGAGATCAATCAGGCAATCAGCAATCCAATTACTGTGGTTTATACGGCCAATTCAAGCCCATATGCTGCATACCCAGTGATTCAGCAAGCTGGATTGATGATCCTCACGCATTTGTATAACAACAGATCAAACACCACATCAACGAATCTGAAAGAGATTCCCATGGGCGCAGCTGCATTGCTCAGACCCTATAAACCATTGGTGCTATAAATGGCAATTGCACGTTTTGAGCAGATCAATGTCAACAATGTCACCAATAGTGTGGACACGATTGGCCAACAAACCACAACCATCACATTGTGGTTTCAGACTCGAGCATTGGTTCAAGACGTAAGGGACGCAGCGCAGATTGGAAAGGATGATCGGACGTACACAAAAAACGTCAAATTTGTATTGAATTTCACACCCAATACATTGCAAATGTCTGAGCATCAAAATCTGTATTCGATCACTTGGCGTGGCCAAGATTATCGGATCAATGATGTGATGGAATCCAATGACCGCATGAATGTGTCATTCTTATGTTATAGAAACGACCCAGCGGTGAGCGTATGACAGTCCAGCAAAACATTGTCAATTATGCCCAAGCCATTCAAAATGGTTTGGCTGCTGCAGTGTCACCAGTTCCAGTGTACGCAAATTTCAACAGGAATTTTGCTGCAGAGCCAAGTTTTGTGACCTGGCAGCTGCGCAACGTACATCAGCCAGTTTACACTGGCGTAAATCAGGCAAACAAAGGCATTGATACACCAACTTTTCAATGTTCGATATTTGCACAAAACATGAATGATTGCTTTGGTTTGTCCAATACAATCACTCAGGCTTTGCATGGGTACAATGGATTTTTGGGAGCAAATGGGTCATTTTCTGGTGTTTATGTGTCGAAAATTGATATTTCAATGCTATACAATACCTATGATGATCAAGTAAAATTGCACCAAATAATCTTGGATTGTCGGATGGACATCCCATGTTGATAAAACAAAACAAGTTGTTTAATTTTTCTCAAAGGATTTAATCATGGCATTACCCAATCAAGTCTTACCTGGCTTTAGTGCATCACTCTGGTGCCAAACAGGT